TTGGAAAGCAGGATTGATAAATACTTCAAGGTATCCACCATATCTTGCTTCATAAGCATCTTCGTTAGCCAGTCTTAAAAATACAGTTCCATCATCATCGAACCAACCAAAATCTGGTCTGTGGTGAATATGGATGTGATTATCATTAAGAGCATAAACTCTGTCATCATCACAAAATCTTTCAGGAAAAATCCCTACTGGACCTGAAGTTGACATAAATTCTACACCGCTAAAAGAAATATCAGCACCAGATTTAGACTTAAGCCCTGCTCTAGTTTTAACTTCATATCTTTTTTGATCTTCTAAGATATTCAGTATTTTCTCATATTGCTTATAAGAAGTAATAATCAAGTTTGGAGCTTTACCACACTTCTTTTCAACACTAAGCATAAGTTCGTTCAATAGGTCAGTTGAAATTGAAGCTGAACTAGCATCTTTTTCTACTGAAGACCATTTACGATCTTGATCAATGTTATAAATAGTTTCGGCAGGAGATTGCTTTGCCTGTACTACACTTTTAAGACCTTGAGGATCTTTGTCTTTAGAACCTTGTAAGTAAACTTCATTATAAGTGTCTACGTCTAAGGCTGTAGCTAAAGTAACCTTACCCAATACAGGATCTACAGCTTCAATTTGAACTTGTAGTGCTGCTGAGTTAGATGATACAGTTCCAGATGTAGCCATATCTACTAAATCACCTTCTTCAAAATCAGATTCTTTCATACTAGAAATATCTAAGATTTTTTTAGTACCATCAATTGAACTTACATCGCCCAATTTACCAGAACCATCATTAAAAAGAATACGAGACATGTTTCTCATATAAGATTCAACGCCTTTTTTTACAACTTCAGAAGTAGCTTTAACAAAAGAACCTTCGTCTTTCTTTGCTGCTTTAATTGTTTCTCTATCAATTTCTACTCTAGCATATACTTTTTTAGCTGTAATTTCAGCTTTTCCATATTTTGCTACACCAGCTTTAGGTAGAGATCCAGAACCAACGCCACCTGCAAAAGATTGTGGTATTGCGATTCTTAATTTTTCACCAGTGAAGTTGTAAGATTTTTTACATCTTCCTAAAAGAACATTTGCAGAATTGTAAATATTCTCAGATAATTTTACATACTTAATTTTAAATAGTGCAGATATGTCATTGACACCTAAACCTGTCCCTAATCCATCAGCACTACTATTCATATCAAAACGTGTTGCCATTTTTATGACTCCTTAGTTAGTTAGTTATAATTCATCAAAATCCATATAATTTTCAAAATCATTTACAGGCTTCTTTTTTTGATTTACCTGTGAATTTTTTTCTGTCTCCGGGATTTTATCGGAAACAGCTTGAGAATTTTCTTTTCTTACAGAACCATAGACATCTTTAACAAGGTCTGAATAATCATCATGTGTTAAATTAGGATTTTCAAAAATCATCTTTTGAACACTGTTAATGACCTCTTCTTGTTTAGATAAAGCCGGATCTATTTTTGAAGTAATTTCATCCGCTAGCATGAATGCATTTTTATGTCGATGGTATTCGACTGCAATCTCGGGCGTAAGTTCTCCATCAAAATTAGATGATTGTAGCTCCTCATAAGAAATATTATAATCCTCTTCGGATATATTATAAGCTTCCTGAAGATCGTATACTCGACGCTTAAGTTCCATTCCGGCTTGCTCTTGCTGTCGAATCTTTTCTTCAGACTCATATTTTTTTAAAATGTAATCGTTTTCCGCTTGTAGGCGTTCATTACTTATTTGTTCCTCGTTTAAAGTTCTTAATCTATCTACTTCTGGAGATAGTTGTTGTATTAAAGCATCTTTAAATTCATGAGGTTTTTGTCCGGAAAATTCGGCTAAGAAAGCTAAAGCATCTAATGCCTTTCCTTCTTTCATCTTATTTCCAAAAGTATTTATATAATCATTTATTTGGGTTTTTTCTGTTTGGAAAGAATCTCTTTCTTTAGAAAAAGATTTTTTATCTTCAGATAACTCTTGAAACCTTTTATCATAAGGTACCTTACCTGAATAATTATTTAATAGTTCTTGGAGATTCACTTCTACTTCTTCTCCATCTACTTTATGTTTAAACATAGTTTCCGGAGAAAGTTCGATTTCTTTTTCTCCTGATTGAGCCATGATATTTTTAATTTCTTCAATTGCTTCTTTTGTTTCAGCTTCTCCTTCTTTAACTTCCTCTTCTGATTTAGCTTCAGGCGTTTCAGCTTCGTTCTCTCCTGTAATTCCGTCCTTGTATGTCTCTGCCTCAGATTCTTCTTCGACATTTGCCTCATTCTCTTTAAAATCGTCATTAGATACATTATCCTCTAGATCGTCAAAAGAAGTTACATCCATAAAAGAAGATGATTCTTCTACTACATCTGGTTGTACATTCTCAATTACTTCACTCATTTATTTCCCCCTGTTGTATTTTGTTCTGGAAAAGGTTCCCCTTCCGTATTTTCTTCTGTTCCCGGTATATTACCTGATAAAGGTGCTCCTCTATTAGCCTCTCCTTGTACAACTGCTTCCATATGTTCCTTAGAACGAGGTGTGAAACCGTTTGGAAAAATTGGAAATAAAGGTAGTGCTGCTAATTGTGCTTCAAAAGCTTGATTCTGTTGTGCCTTCTCTACCATAGCATATTCAGTTACTGCAAGATGTTCCATAACCACATTTCTGACATCAAGAGGTGTTTCCTCTTTAAAGTATCTATTTTGTATAGCTTTAACGTGAGTTTTCCAATGTAATATATGATTTTCCCATACTTCAGGATCACCAACTGGTTTACCTGCTAATAAATCTTCATTTTCTGATTCGGCTGTTCTAATAGATGTTGTAATTAAAGACATCATTTTGTCTGAATTTCCTAGATCTAATAAATCAATCCATCTTTCATTAGATAGAAGATCGGGTTTCATTTGCATTATTTCTACTATACGTTGAATTTTTCCTGCTTTAGATTCAGGTAATGCAGATCCAATTTGTATTCTTACATCATAATTCTTACTAAGAGATGCACTATCAAAATGTCGAATGGCATATTTGTTATCCTTACCAACAATTCGTAACATACGACCATCATCTGGTGCATAGTAATCTCCTGCTACAGCAATAGTTTTCTTAGCTACTTTTTGTATTAGACTATTATGTTTAGCAATATCATTAGTTGCTCTTTCTTGTTCTTGTTCATTTAAAAATTGTAATGCAACTCCTGCAGTAATTCCTTCTGGAGGTGCTCCACGAGAAACACCTTGTACACCATATACTTGACCCATTTCTTGTATTAAAGATGATCTAAAATTATACGCTTCTGGTGGATTAGGGTTTACTTGTAAAAGTTGAGGAGGTACTGGACCTTGATACTGTACTATTGTACTATCATTTCCTAGAGATTCTAATTTACAAGCACCTCTTGGCATAACCCATTTAGCATGTCCAGTTAAGTATATATTTTTTGCTAAAAGAGTTGATAAGTTATTATGCATATTTTGAATTGGACGAACCATTTCATATGCCGAAATTCCATTTAATTTTTCTGGAGCCTCTATATCAGTCAATCTTTCAAAAGGAAGATCTCCATGCGAATAAGGTAAAGGTTTTCTTTCTAAAATTACATCTTGTGTAAATCTACAATAATATCCCTCAGAGCAATGTTTTGTTTTCTTGTGAAAAAATTCATATACTACAGTTTCATCTTCTAGAAAAGATGCTGTTAAAGAGTCTACATCATATAGCTTTGTATCTGATGATGATTTTAGTTTATTTTTTAATTTAGGATTTTCTTTCTTTAAAGTATCTGTAGATTCAGTATCAATATGAAAACAATATTCTACATCTTCAAATTTATTTTTTCTTTGTAATAGAACTCTCCAAGGGACTTCTACTTTATATTCAACATCGCCTGTGTATATAGGCTTCTTTAAATCAATCTTTATAGGTTTTCCTTCAGAATCCATTACAGAACTACCTGATTCATTTAATAAGTCTAAAGGTATTTTATTATTTTTAGCTGCTACAAATAAAGGATGTAAATCTCCTTTACTATTATTCCATTTAATAAATAAATAAGATTCTCCAAAAATACGAGTATATCTCTGCATCTTCTGTAAGAGATCGTCCATGTTATTTAAATACCACAAATGATTTATTAAAAATTTAACAGCTTTTGCTGCTGTCTTATCTTCAAATTCATCATTAGTAGGTAATATATCTACAGCAGGTTTAATCCTTGTCATTTGAGATACTTTTGTTTCAGTTAAATCGTATAAATGATTTATTGAGAATTTATTGGCTTTATTATAATTATTCTTTTCATTATTTCTAGTAGATACTTTACCAATACTTGTAATGCCTCTGTAGGCTTCTAAATTAGATCTTTGCTGAGAGTTTCTTGAAACAGCTTGTTTTTTCAGTGTTTCAGATACAGTATTTAACCATTCAAGTAATTCTTTATCAGAATCTTTTTTTATTGAATGAAAAGGTTTTACCGTAGATTTTGCAAAAGGGCTGTCACCAAATTCATCATCAAATAGATTCATATATTACACCATCTTAAAGAAGTCTTCGTTCGTTTCTTTTTGTTCTGTATTTATATTTTCTAAATCTTTATTATTAGAAAATTCCTGATCTATAGGCACCATCTGAACTGTGTGAGTAGCTCTTTCAAGTGATTTCGCTATGATACAGGCATACAGGGACAAGCTTACACCAAAAACAGATAAAATGCAAGCAAAAAATGCAAAAAAAGTGAAAAAACTTATAATATCCATAATTTAACCTCCTTAAAGCCAATCGTCGAAACCGAAGGTCCAATCATCTTCTTTTTGCATCCTTAAATAATCTTCCTTTAAAGATATGAATCTATGGTCTTCTGGCTTCTTTTCTATAATAGTTTCAATGACTTCCAACATATTGTAGTTTGCTGCTGCGTTTAGATAACGATAGCAATCTATTAAATGGTCGTCTTTTTTAGGTATGTCACCTTTATCGTTTTTGGAATATCCTTCCATTTCCCAAGTTAATTTTTCACATCTATCACTTATAGTGACTAAATTGTAAATCAATTGGTCTTTTATCAAGGATAAACCGTTCTCCTTCTTATTCATGTGTTTAGCAGTAGGTAGAAAGTATAAATTAAATTGATTTAGTAATTCTACGGCAAACCAAGCTGCAGCTTCATCGTATATTTTTATCCAATCATCCTCTAAAGATGAACTGGGATAAAATTCTTCCATCTTAGCTTTTATTCTAGGGAATATGCGTCTTACTGAGGTATTTTCCTGACTTGTTTCATATATTTCATCTAATAAATACATTTTCTTAGTATAAGGGTTTATACATCCAAATAATACAGCAAAACAAGTTGTAGATCCGGGGTCACATACACAAAACCATTCCATCTTATTTCTGTCTCGTTTTATTTCAGAAATTATATCTTTATGAGATTTTATAATCTCTTTAGAGAACATAGGAAAAATTGCACTTTTACCGCCTCTAACTACCTTTCCGTAATATTCCCTTTGGACGATATCCTCTTCGCCTCTTGCTCTGAGTTTTTCAATTTCACGGTCGACTTCTTCCTTTGGTGTAAAAGGATTGTCATAACTTGAAGCAGTAATGTGATAACAATCATCCCGGCTAGTACACTCATCAGCAAATTCCATATATTGATCTGCATTTCTATCTCCTGTCTTGGGAGGCGTTCCTATAATAACTAAAGGAGCTTTCCTCACGATTCTATTTGGGTTCATTTCGTTATG